TTTAATGTGGGTAAAGTTGAATATTGTCTTATTGAAAATACCATTAGATTATGTTTTTAATAAATACACGCCTACCTCCTTTTGGGAAAAATAAATCGTATTCTGATAATTTATTTTTAATTGTATCCCTTATTTCAATAGAATATAATGGGGTTGAGTACATTTCGATAAATTTAACACCACCATCAAATGTTCCAGCAAAAAACTTTTCAAGTATGCCGTCAACCTCTTTGGCCCCATCTAAATAAACCGCTTCATACAATCCTTGTGTACCGCCACCATATGATATATTAAAAGGAACACCTTCTTGATATTTTGATTCAACGTCTAACTCATGAGGTATAATTTCAGTAAATTTATGATTACGATAAACCGTAAATCCGTTTAATAAAATACTTAAAGCACCTTTCTTATATTCACCATATTTTAATTGACACTTATTGTCATAACTAAAATCTCTCTCAAATGTAACTGTGACTAACACGTATTTTTCGTCCGAAAGGTTTACAACAGGTAATTTTGTATACGAATCTTCAATTGTGAAATATTTTGTGATAATTTTGTGTGTTGTAAAATCATCACAGAGTAATGTATAATCAATAAACGAGTTGTTTGTTATACCACTAACCTCTTGTGTTTGTCCAGTGTAGCAAGGATCCGTTTCATATATTGTCCTATAACCCACTCTTCCATCTGGTGTAATTCTTATACCCAATGCATTATTTAAAATGTCTTTATATTTGTTGTTATATGTTAACGGGACTGATGTTAGTGAATTATACGATCTACCAATGTAAGGTATACCATTATAATAATTAAAATAACCAGTATATGGTAAACCGTTTAACGTGTAATAATTTACGGTATATAAATTATATGTGTCTAAAAATTGAAACGAGTAATCATCTTTTAATTTTGTAACCTCAACATCGGTTAAATCTGAAAATTTATTTTCAGCTCGTGTTCCAATGTAAAAAACAAAACCTGGATTGTTAAAAATATCATTTAATGTTGTCCCACTCGTTGCTCCAGTTGTTGTCCCACTCGTTGCTCCAGTTGGTAAATGTAATAACATGTTAACAGTCCACCCCTTTCTCATTCTTGATGGGAAAAATTCAACTGGATAACCAAATAATTTAAAAAAACCTTGATAAAAACCGCCATCTAATTGGTTATAACCCCCGTGCTCTTCTATATTATATTTAAGGTTTTTTGTGTAACCAGAAACTTCATGAAGACAAAATGTGTCGCCAGATATAAATTGATATTCAATTTCTGGATCGATTATGACGCCTGACAATGAATTTTCTGCTGGTATAAAAAAATTATCATAACCAGTTAGTGATATATTTTTTATCAATACATCTTCTTTTAACTTAAAACCAGATTTATCACATAAATCTTCCGTAACATCAATATGAAATAAAAGACTATTGTTAATATTTCTATTAAATGATCTACAATCGTTTGTTAAGACAAAATCATAGTAAGTTCCTTTTTCTAACTCAGTTTTAAACATATAATATTATGGTAAAAATTTAACAAATTTTAATTTAGATAAAATATCGTTGTCTGGATTCGGTGGCATAACCGTATTATCTGGAGTAAATGTAAATCTAAACCTGATAACTTCTCCAAATAAACTAAAACCAGTGGGTGGAGAGCCAATTAATGTGTCAAAATTGGGTATATTAAAAGAAAACTCTTGTCCATTAATGGGGTCGTCATTTGATAATGTCGCAATTTCTGTTGCCACTAAAGTTCCATTTATATCTTCAATTCTCAATGATAATTGTGTTGTTAAAGAACCATAATAAGATGTATCCAAATATAAAATTTTAAAACTTAAAGTTGCACCTGGTGAAGGACTTGACCACATTGGGCTATTTCTAGGTATAATATTTGGTATATCGTAGCTATCGCTAAAAATAAATGAGCTGGAAAAATTAAAATCATTAATGAGGCCAGTTGTACCAGTAACGAGCACACCAGGATTAATTTCAACTGATGTAATTGGTGATTGTGTTAAACTGTGGGTATATTGATATATATTAAAACCTTCTTTCATATATATTGTTTTATTTGACCCAACATCTAACGAATCCGCTGAATATGATATAGTAATTTCATTTGTTATTGGATTTAAACTAAATGGTGGTGTATTATTCGCTGGTGAAGAAAACGTATTTCCGTTGTCGGTTGACCAAGTAAAAACACTTGGGTAATATGTTGGAGAACTGAATATATTTAAAACCCCTAAACGAACATAACCTGGGTTTTTTCTGGTAACAACCGCTGTCCAAGTACCTTCGCCAGTACCCACACCAGAGCTTATCACGTATTCTGTGTCTTGTGTATAAGGCGAATCTAAAATCAAGATGCCATCGAGATAAAAATCGTATTTATATAAAGCTGGGTAATAATCCGCCCCATCATCTTCTACGATAACTTTTACGCGAATTTCGATACCAGGTATAGTTGGGTTTGTATCATCGCTTTTATAAATTAAATGTTCAACTGGGATTAAATCTGGTGGGGTATATAAACCTTGACTTATAAAATCCCAGCTATAATCTGGCGGATTTAATGTTATGGTATCGGTATGTAAAGTTTCGTTATTAACATCTTCAACAATTAAATTATATGTTTCACCAGTTAAACTACCAAGTGTTTGCCATTCATAGCTTGGCGTGTATAATATTGATGTGAATGTCGTTCCGCCATCAATACTATATCGTTTACCCGCAAGTGCGCCATCACCAGAAACAGTTATATTAATAATACCATTAAACGGATAATTGCCTGGGGTTGCTGGATTAAATATTTGTACCGATGGGTCGGTGAACACCACAGTATAAGTTGTGGATCCGCCAATCACATTATAATTACCATTGGTGTCAACTAAACCCCAAACTAATTTAAAATTAGTACCGTCTTGAACCGCAATTAACGCATACCCAGTATTTGCCAAAGGAAAAGTACTTGGTAATTCGTCAGCATCTAATGATTTTATTACATCACCCGCCGCATTTTTTTCTTCAACTAACAAACCATTTTTTGTTGCAATTTTTAAAACATTGTTTGCGTCAACGTAAATAGTACTTTCGCCATCAGATAAAATAGCATTTAAATCACCAAAATTTAATTGTGATATTTTTAATTGTTCAGTTGTAAATAATTTAGAAACTGCGCTCATGGTGTGTTATAATCAATATTTGTGTCAACAAGTGCCCATACCAATTTAAAATTAAAACCATCTCTTACAACAGTAAGGGCGTACCCCTCAAATGGGTCGGGAAATGATACTGGTAGTGGGGGTATCGGTAAATTTTTTATCACATCACCACCTGGATTAACTTCACTAGCAACCCCAGATTCTTTTGTGACCATACCTAGTGACCCATCTGTTTTTTTATATAAAAGAGTTTCACCTTCCTCAATTAAGTTTTCAACTTCAGGTAAAGTTAATTCATTTAATTTAGCCTGTCTTGTTAAATCTATTTTTGTGATATTTGCCATAATATTAAATTACTTTAATTGGTTTAGGAAACGCCCTGAATTTTAATGATGTGTTTACATAAGTAGCTTCTTCAGAAACTCTTTTAAGTATTTCAAGTGGACTTAACCTACCTAACATAGTACTTAATTCTGTTTTTAAAGTTACCATCTCATCTTTACCTTCAGATAATAATGACTGATATTCAATTTCCATTTGTGCATCTGGTACTGGTATTTTACCACCAAATGTACCTCTAACCCTACCAAGGGTTTCTTTACAAAGTGCAGTAAAATATCGTCTAACCCAAACTTTTGATGGGTCATTTAAATCATCAAACGACATATTATCCAATGGTACATCCATAGGCGATTTTATTATGTCTTTATTTGCCCTAAAACAAGCGTCTTTATCTTGTGGGTTAATGTCGTAATACCAATACCAAACCTTACCCTGGTCAAAAAGACTACTTCTAAAATCGTAACGATCACCAGGGGTATTCATTAAATGTATATACTTTTTTCCATTTGGGGCGTTTGTTATTTTGTAAATTAATTCAGATCTAACGATTCTGTTTTTAAGATTTCTATCTGACGCTCTCATTAAAATATCAAACGCTGGTAAAATGTAATAACTACCAAGACCAATATATTCACCACCAAACGCATTACTCCAAACACCAATAAACGGGTCGATTACCGCTTGGTCGATAGTTGCTGGTGTAAACCACATGACCTCATTTATTTCACGATTTGCTGGCACCTCATAAATTTGTTGACCTTTAACTAGTTCAATAAAATCTTTTTTAAGAACAAATCCACCTTCTCCAGCGCCAAGTCCAACAATTTTTGAATAGGAATAAGTATATTGGGTCACAAAATCTTGCCCCCTAGTGATAAAAGCTCTAGTTAAATCAGCCTCAGACACGTTTAGCCCAATCAAAGCGGGCCATTGGTGTTCGATTATGTAGTTTTGAATAAATTCAATATAATCTTCTGTGGCAATTTCTAATAAACTATCCATTTGCTCCTCTTCAAGCTGTATTTTTCTAATTGGAGCCCCTAATCTGTGTTTGACTTGTTTAAATATCTTTTGTTTTTCTTCTGGATTTATTCTCATGGTAATGATATTTATCTATAAATATCGGATATAATGGATAAATATAAAAACGCTATATTATTTGAAGAGATTACCAGAATGAAAATGTTATCTGGTGAAATGATTACCGAAGAAGAGTTAAATGAAATTGATTGGGAAGGGGAGTTTGCTGATGTTAGTAAAAAATGTATTATGGGCCCAGCTTTGGTTGAGTATTTAAATACGATTTTAGATAACCAAGAAAAAAAACCAAAGGATAGGGAAAAATTATCCCCAGATAAACCTTATATACACAATAAAAGAATACCGAAGACTGCATCTGGTGAAATCGATATTGATTCTTTTATAAAGAATATAACATCAATGCCAAATAAGCTTATTAGCGTTAACGATAAAATGAAAAAATCAACTGATGGTGGTGTTATATCTGTTAATATCGGTATACCAGCTCTTCGCGGTTTGGTTTATGATATTGAAAATTCTCAATTTTATTTTGTTAACACTTGTCCAGGCGCTGGTGCTTGTGCTACAATATGTTATGCAAGAAAAGGTAGTTATGTTTTATATCCAGATGTTTTTGTTAATCAAACTAGAATATTAAATTTGTTACTTAATTATCCAGCTAGATTTGAAAAATTACTTAAAAACGAATTAGAGGTTGTTGCAGTTAAAAACCCAGATGCTGTTATTGAATTTAGATGGAATGATGCTGGTGACTTTTTTACAAAGAAATATTTACAAATCGCTTTAAATATAACCAAGGAACTTAAGGCTGAGGGTTATAATGTTAAATCATACGCATATACTAAAATGGGCGATGTTGTTAATTTGTCTGATCCAGATATGGTTGTTAACTTTTCAACAGACGCTAACAAAAGAGAAAGATCAAAAATAAAAAATCTTGAGGATAAAAAGCAAGCTGAAACAGTACCAAAAGAATTGTTTGATGATCTTTATTTAAAGGATGATAGTAAACGTAATTATGTACTTGATGATAAAGGTAGACCTGTTTATGCTAAAGAAAACGGGGCTGAAATATTAAAAAGTAGACTTGGGTTAACTTATAATGTGGATCCACAAACAATTTTAACCTACGATGAATTGATTAAAACGCCAGAAGGTCAACCGCTACAATATAATGTAATGATTGCGCCAAAAGGTGAGGGTGACATCGGGGCTCAAAGAGCTGACGTTAAATACTCATTCTTATTGTTTCATTAAATCTTTAATCACTTCTTGGCCAACCGATAAGTCATCGGTAATCATATTATCTCCCATAACCTGGTTGATTATTTTCATTTTTCGTCTTAATGTGTTGAACATTATGACATCTAAAGTCTCATCAAATAGTGGGTATATAATGTGAACATCATTAACTTGTCCAATCCTATGGGCCCTATCTTCAGCTTGTGCATGATTAGTTGGTGTCCAATCTAGGTCGTTGAATATAACAATCGTACCTTCAGTTAAAGTTAAACCAACACCAGCAGCAACTATATTACCGCAGAAAACTTTTACTTTGTCGTCTGATTGAAACCTATCTACCGCAAGTTGTCTTTTTTCTTTTGATACGGAACCATCTATTATCACAGAACTTTTACCAAAATGTTCATGTATTGAGTTTATGGATTGCGTGAAACAACTGAATATAATAACTTTATGACCGTTTTCAATTAAATCTTCAGCTAACTCAATTGTGTGTTTTGTTTTATCATGGGATAAAAGTTGCCTAACTTTTATTAGTTTTGTTAGGTGATCGGTAACTGATGGTTTTTCACCAATAGCCAACATTTCCTCAACCCACGCCTCATATTCAGCAATGTAACTATTGTAGTTTGTACACAATTCTATTGGTAAGTATATTGGTTTTATTGTTTTTTGTGGTAAGTCGATCGAATCTTTTTTAGTTCTTCTCAGTATACAATCAGCAGAGTATTCCCTAAGTTCGTCTAAGTTAGATGCGCCAGAGGTTACCCAATATTTTTGTTTACTACCTTTTCTATTAAATTGTTTTGCCGCACAATATCTTCTAACATAAAACATCCAGTTTATTGCAATCGGAGATTCGCATAGGTATAATAAATTATAAAAATCAACAGGTTTGTTTGTTATTGGTGTTCCAGTTAAGAACCATCTATTTTGTATTTTTGATGTAAAATTGTTAAAAATCTTTGTTCGATTTGATGTTGAGTTCTTTAAATAATGTGCTTCGTCAGCAATAACCAAATCAAATTTATGAAAATCTATTGGTGATGGGGGTAAATCAGATAATTTAACACCCCTTTGTGGTAAGTAATGGAAATTCTTTAAAATATCGTAGTTTACGATAGTCCATTTTTTTGCTCTGAAATCGACTCCATCAA